CCCACCACCACCAGCCGCCGCACCACTCCCAGATCGAAAACAAATCCTCCGCAGCTACCTGGCCGGCGAAAAAATCCTCATGCCCTGCGGAAAAACCGACTGCAAAATTGACATTGAGCAAATACAAAAATTCAAATTCTGCAAAAACTGCGGCATTCGTGTGCAATGATCGGTGTTTGTTTGTGGGGGCTTGTTGGGGGGTGTTTGCTATCTTGGGTTGTGTTTTTGTTGGTTGGTTGGTTCCGGTGGCGCAATGGATAGCGCGACTGACTTCTAATCAGTAGGTTCCAGGTTCGAGTCCTGGCCGGAACGCTAGTGGTTTGCCCACATTTCGGAGAGTGTGGGTCTTGTTGGGGTGATGCCTCTTTTTCTTTGTTCTGCTTGGAGTTGTCTTGAGGTGAGTCCGGCCCATACGCCGTGCATGTCTGCTGGTGGGAATTCGAGTGCGTATTGGAGGCATTGTTGTTTTACTGGGCATTGGTTGCAGAGGGTTCTTGCGCCTTGGATGTAGGTGATGTCTTTGTGGGCTTTGGGGAACATGAGGTGGGTTTGGTTTTTGCAGGCTGCGTATTTCATCCAGTTGTATCGTTGTATAGCTATGAAGTTTGTTGTGTTGGGTGTTTTTTGTTGGGTGTTTTTTGTTGGTTTTTTCTTTTTGGTCATGTTGTTAGTTTTGTGGTTTGTGGCTAATTCGTCCAGTACCTCGGAAGTGTTGTTGTGTGTTTGGGGTGTGTTGGGGGATGTGGGTTAGAGTTGGTCGGCGCCAATCAAAATAAAGGCCATGAAACCAACGCCTAGCATGATTAGAAACAGATCTGGGAACTTCACAGTGCTTTCCTTTGTCCGTCCAATGGGTTACAAGGGGATTGTTTTTTGTTCTATTTACGTTTGGTTTTGGGTTCTGGTTCTTTTCCTTGAACGTGGATGTGGAAAGGTGGTCCGGTATTGGGGTCGAATTTTGCGGCCGCTGCCAGGCTCTTCATTGCTATCTTGCGGGCATTTCCGAGGTTGGGTTTGATTTTTCCTGTCAGTGCGAAAGCTGCTCCTAGGGAATATTGGGCTCCGGTGCCGATCGCGTATATTGCGGACATGTCGGAAGCCCATGAATAGTTTCCGTCGACGACGTAGATAATCCCGTTGATAGCAACAATGATCGAGGACCCCTGTTCAGCCAAATGTAAAGAGTTCTCGTTTTGTGGTTGGGAGTATTTGTGGGTATCAAAACATTCCATGAGGGCCGGGATGAACTTGACGGTGAAGAAGTGGTCTAGTTTTTTGCCTTTGAGGTTCGGTGGGCATTCTGGTGGTTTGAAAGCGTGATGCAGGATGTTGATAGCACGGACATCTCCGGCTGCTCCGATCAAATAACGCCCGTTAGAAGCGACTTTGGAATTTGTCTCTGTTAGGGTCACAATCTGTGTTGTTACCCCGTCGTCGGGTACTTCTGATACCCGTGAATCCACTCCGATGACGGCAAATCCGTCACCTTGAATTGCAAGGATTGTTGTCATTTTGTGTCTGTTTTGCGACCGAGTGCTTCTATTGCTTGTGCTATCTCTAAAAACGACGTGTTTTCTTCCAACAGTTTGCGGCATTTTTTAGTGGCCGAATACAGCCATTGACCGTCTGGGGTGATTCCGGTTATCTCAACCAAATCGAGTTCGATAGCATCTTCGAGGGTATTGATTATTTGTTTGTTGACATCCAGTTCGTCGAATCCCCCGTTCATGTCAGGCAGCATATTCTTTCCCACGAAAGAATCCCCGTCCGTTGAAAATCCACATAGGTTCATAGTTGAACCATTCGTTTCCAACCCCAGAGGGTTGGTATTGGACTATGGCGAGCCCTTGCTGCCAGTTTTCGGTTCCTTGTAGAATGGGCCGCCCGAATTCGTCTACGCCCTGCTTCGTGGATGGCACGGCTCCGTCAATACGGCACAAACAGCCCGGAGAGGCTGCCATAACGGTTCTGGGGCCGTCTGGGGACGATCTGGTGCGATAGGCGTACTCGTTCCTGTGGATGTGCCCGTAGATCACCGAAATGTGGGCATCATTCAAATATTTGGTGGTTGTGGACCCGTTTGAGGTGACTTTGTGCCCGTGACAGATCATCAAATTCTTGTTGAGGCTTACAAATGACTCAGGATAGCCTGGAACGTAATCGATTCCGTATTCGTCCATTCGGCATACAACGGGTACGGAGAGTACGGGCCACTTGGGGCGGAGATCACCATCAATCTGCCCTACGGTAAGCCCTGCGGCGGCTTCGGCGTTCATCTGGATGTACTTAGCCATCCGGTACTCGTGGTTGCCGGCAATCCAGTGGATTTTTGCTTTTGGTGCGGCCGCCCGGACCTGGGCGCAGAGCTTGGCAGCACGATTGATGGCAGCCTGGCTGAGGTTCTTGAACGGCTTTGTGGTCAAGTATTTACTGAACTCGGCAAAGTCGAGGTTGTCTCCCACGAACACGATCTGGTTTGGTTGAACGTCTTCAATTACCTTCAATGCGACTGCTATCGCCGACTCGTCGTGGATGGGTTCCAGGTCGTTGTCGTTGTCAATGTTTTTGCGATAATAACCGATCTGGATATCAGGAACGACTACAGCCTCTTCCCACCCCTTGGGTCTCGAGACTTTTGTCTTTGACTTTGGTACTTGATAAATGGGTGCTCTTTCAACGAATGGCCATTCTGGTCCTGATTCCCACTTGGGAGAGAATCGGATCGCGGTCATCCGTTGTGTTTCTGTGCCGCCGCTTCCGTCCGAAGTCAAGGTGTCCCATACGGATATCCGTTTGATCTCGCCGATATCGTCGACGGAAAGACCTTTTTCCTGCAGAATTTGTGCTACCGCATCAGAGATTTGACGGGTTTTATCTTCGGATTTTATTTTGTTTGCAAGGTTCTTTAAATTGTTCATTTGGGACATTCTTCTTTTAGGCAGCAATCTGGGTTTTGATTCATGAAACACGACCGGCGGCGACTGAAGGTTTCTCGTGAAATATTGTGGCCATCTGCTCGAAGGACTTTGGTGATTTCGGTGGTAAAAGCGGCACTGCGGCACACGCCCACGAAAGCTTCCCTTGTTTCCTCATCCATTGTTTTGTAAACTTTGCCGACTATGCAAACCCCCTTGATGTCGCCGGCATCCTGTTTCAGCTTCAAAAAAATATCTTTGAGCATTTCGTCCTCCCTGGGCAGTGGTGGTCCACCATGTTCACCCTGGTAGAGAATACCATAGGTGTAATTCCCACGCGGGAAACAGTATGCATCGTGGCATATGTTGTCAAGCTCCGACAAGGACCTGTATGAACAAAAAAATCACCTCCAAAGACTTGATAGAAAAACAGATCAGAGACACCATAAACAACACCACCGAAGAAGGTGATACCGCTCGGGAAATCCTCAGGACTCTTGGCCGTAGCGGAGTGATCCGTTACGACGAAGACCAGCAGATAAACCTGCTGTCAGCACCCGGCAAGGCATTGAATGCAATTCTCGAAGACAGATCTTTCACAGCCAGAGCGTTAGCTATCTATTTGGGCGTAACAGAACAGGCCATGGCACGGTCTCTGAAAATGCTAATCGACGCAAAACTCGTAAAAAGAGAAAAGGTAAACAGGAGATACGTTTACTTACCGATCACCAAAGAAATAGCCGAGCATCGCGATATTGCGCCGTTCCTGAAAATGGAAAAAGAAGAAAAACCGTTCTAAGCCTGAGACGCAAGCCAAGCAGAAAAGAACTCATCATCAACGGGAATTGTCCAAACCTGGCACCCCTCCATACCCAGATTGGCGTTGCCAACCAAAGTCCAGGCAATTTTCATTTTTGCGGCCGCCGGTACGACACCGACGTTGCATTCAAGACCATAACGTTCCAAAAACCAGCCAACGACACAACTTCCTTCAATCTGGCATTCCGCATCAGGGTTGGTCTCGAACGGACATTCCACACTGGAGATAATCACGGCGCTTTTATCAAGGGTCAAAGAAATGGAGTGACCATCGTTATGCCACACCATCGTCGTCATAAGTTCACTTTAGCGCATGCCTAAATTCAGAATTTAGACCACGACCCTGGGCGCATCGCGCCATCAATATCTTACCTCAGACCGACTTATTTTCGGTGATAATTTGCGTAACCGTCGCAGCCTGAGCAGACGTACTCCCCGAATATCCGGATTTATTCGCCTCGATCTCCGCGGTAGCAAACACCGTGTTGATCTCGTCGCTTGAGAGATTCCCATCGGAAACGAAAGCCCTTGCAAGACCTTCAACAACTGTGGCAACTCCGCCGATTCCAGCCATGAGCGCAGCCTTCCACAGTGGAATCCCCGCTATTGCGCCGGCCCCAATGACGCCAAGCGCGTTCATCGTGAATACGGCGACGATTCGCAAAATTACGTTTTTCATCACGATCATACGCCGGTCTTACTCTTTGAAGATTTTCTAGTCTTGCCAGCTGCTCGATGATGAGGCCCATTGAGATGTCCATCGAAATCTTCTCTCAGTTTGTCAATGCACGTGTCAAGGTGTTTCACGTCGGATTTAATGTCAACAACGTCAATTTTTATGTCTTGTATTTTTGAATTGAGGCCGTCAAGTTTTGATTGAACAATTCCGTGATCGCGGGCGTTGTCTTTGTTTCCCTTGTCCACCAACCACATCGTGACGCCTTGAACAAGCACCACGATGATACTGAATACACCACCGATGATCGCAATAATTTGGCCGTCGCCCATGTCACTCCTCATCCTTATTTGATGCTTTAGCTCCGAAGTAGCCACCCAAGATTCCGATAACACCACCAAGAGCTGTCTGAACCAATGTCATCACATCGGAGGAAACCTCGACCGCCTCGCCGGTGGTCTGCGTCTCAATCGCGGCGACGATGTAATCCCCGACTATCGCGACCAGAATCGCCGCCATAACGCCGATTGACAGAACGAACATCGTGCGCTCTCTCATAACCCGATCCCCAAATCATGAAGAACGCGCTTGCCGGCCTTCGGCCCATCGCCGTATCCCTTTGACTTCTTGAAAGCGATGACCGCCGCTTCGGTCTTGGGTCCGAACTGACCGTCAAAGGAGCAATTGTAAAATCCGCGTTCAGCGAGTTCTTCCTGCAACTTGGTTACACGCGGACCGCTGTCACCCGGATCAAGGTCTCCGCCGTCATCCTTGGCTTCAGAAGAACCAGCAGCAGGGGCAGAAGCAGATGGTGCCCCTGCCACCGGAGCAGTTACACCGTTTTTTTCCATGTACGCCCTCACTGCAGGAGGTGGATTATCACCATCGCAATATCTCAGATGCCATGGTTCTTCTGGAACCACTTCCCATGAAAACCCAAAATCCTTAACGTTTGCAATCAACCAATTCAGACGCTTTGGTTCTCCTGCTGTATGAACATCAACGGCCAACCCGGTATTGTGCTGCGAGGTGCCCGGCGCCGCAAGGCTTGCGAGTTTTGGATCTTTCTTGTACCACTTTTTGCCTTCGAACGTTCTTGTCGAATTTCCGTTCGGCTCTCTCGTGTAGCGCTGTTTGAACGCTGCCAGTTGCGATTCGTAAGTCCTGTACGTGTCTCCGGCGCTGACTGGCTTGAGTTCGATGCCGTCAGCCTTGGCTTTTTCGACCATTGCGTCCCATGCGCAGGCGGCGATCCAGTGCATTTTTCCGCCGCCTTTGACTGGTCGGAGGAGGCCGTCTGAGAGCTTCCCTGGCGCAACTCCTTTGAGGTCTTTGGGTTGTGTGACTGGCTTGATGTAGTCCCAGGCGACTTTGCTCATGTCTTATTTTCCTCTGCAGCAGGGGAGTAGTCCTGTGTACATAGCCGCTGGGAAAACCGGCCGCCCTTGGTTTAGATCACGCCAGTTCTTCTTTTCCCGTTTGGGTAGCGAAGAAACTTTTCGAGGTTGATTTTCCATAAGTTGACAGGCCCATCTACGTTATGTACAGCGGTCAAAAACTTTGACCAACCAACATAAAGTTTACAACACAATGGGTGCTGCAAATATCAATATACGCGCCTCTTCGGCAAAATATCCTCCCGAATAGCCAAACAATATCAGCCCATAAATTAACTAACGGCTAAAAGTGTCTTCCTGTAGGAAATCCGGCCAGTGTTAGAATTGGTGTAGGCAATATCCCCGTTTTGCTCGCGTGCTGAACAATTGGAGTCCAAATGAGCTATCAGACGTTTATCGCGAATTCAATTCTGACTTCGTCGCAAATGAACACTTTACAAAGCAGTGTTTATACAAAACCAATATCGACAGTTTCCGGCACCGCTTACACTCTTAGCCAGGCCGATCGCGGAAAATTAGTTATATTCACCGCCTCCAATCCTGTGACGGTCACCATTCCGAACGATTCACAAGTGGTTTTTGTGGATGGAACGGAAATTTTGATGCTCAACGGCGGAACAAGCACAGTCACGCTTGTTGGGGCATCCGGTGTCACCATCAATGCAGAAGGCAACTTTTTGTCATTGTTGACTCAGTGGTCTACTGGAACAATCATGAAAAGAACAAATAATGCATGGGTTCTGGCGGTCAACTCTGCACAAATAACTGAAGCGGAAATTAGCGACCTCGCTGTCTCAACTCAAAAACTTGCTACCTCTGCCGTGACAACCGAAAAACTGCAAGACCTAGCGATTTCCACCGTGAAAATTGCCGACAATGCTGTAACGCCACAAAAACTGGCCGATGTTGCAATTGACACCAAAACGGCAAACTATTCTTTGGTGCTCACCGACAAAAACAGAATCATCGAGATGAACCTTTCTGAGCAAAACACTGTAACGATTCCGCCGTTTACGGGTGCCGGTTCAGTGGGGTTTCCCATTGGAACACAAATAACGGTCGTACAAATGGGCACAGGCAAGACTCAGGTCGTCGCCGCAACGCCGGCCACAACAAACCTCAGGGCGACACCGGGTTCGTACCTTCGCGCACAAAATTCTTCTGCAACCCTCGTAAAAAGAGCGAACGAAGAGTGGTATTTGTTCGGTGACCTGAGTGCTACGTAATGATCTACGGCCGTATTTCCCCGGGGACGGCATCTAGCCAAGGCAAAAAACCGAGCACTCCAAGCGGTCTTTCTGCTTCAGCTGGAAATGCCCAAGCGACAATCAACGCTAGTGGTCTTTCGTGGCCTGGAAAATCCGGCGCAGTCCAGTATTACATCACCGTTGGCTCACTATCTCAAAGTACGAACACTCTTGCGTATAACTTCACCGGTTTGTCAAACGGAATTGCGTATGTATTTTCAGTTCTAGTAGTTACTCCATACGGAGTTGTTTCCGATTTGGCCACAACCAATTCAGTAGTACCTTTTGCGCCCGTCTCTCCGCCCGTCTCTCCGCCCGTCTCTCCTCCGCCATGTCCACCTCCTGGCTCCCCGGCAAACAATGCAACGGCGCAGCAGTATTGCAGCAGGGCGACAGGCACAAGTTGTGCTCCCGGAAGCCCTTATGGTCCGGGTGGAGCACAATATGACCCAATCGGATTTACATGTGACGGCCAATACTCCTACATGTACTATTGCGTAGGTTGTGGCCTTGGCGCAGGTGGATATGAGGGTGGCTACTTTGGGGAACTAAGAGATGGTTGCTGTGGTTACTCTGCCCCAGTTGGCGGAGGCGGCGGCGGCGGCGGAGGCGGCGGCGGCGGCGGCGGACCCGTAGAGCCGCCTGTCTCTCCGCCCGTAGAGCCGCCAATAGTGTGCGCAACAAGTTGTTCCGATGCGCCAACAACTGCAGGGTATTCGGCCAACGTACGTACTGCGCCAGGAGGCTCTTTGGGGGGAATATGCCCTGAATGTGCTCAACTTTCCTATATTGCGTATGACAAATCTGGGTGCCCATCATATTTTTGTTTCATAGCAGGATCCTGCACTGGCTGCCCAGTGGTTGATCCATGCGCCAACACGTCTTGTGTTTTCGGTGGTTATGCCGCATGTACGGACGGTTGTGGTTATTTCGGACTCCAAACAATTTACAATCCGTCGACCGGTTCAGGATGTGCTCATCTGTGTCCACCCGGATCCTGCGCGTCTAGTTTTAATTGTGGTGCTCCGCCGAGTGGTGGCGATGGCGTGTGGACACGAGTAACAACCCACAACTATGGCCCGAACGGATCGGGGGCTGCAGGTGTAGATAATTATTGCTATCCGTGTGGTTCAACATGGACGGAATACAGCAAATGCGGATGCTCAAATTTTAACAATTTCGAAAGCTGTAACGGAAATTGTGTCCCTGTTTCTCCGCCTGTCTCTCCGCCCGTAGAGCCGCCTGTCTCTCCGCCCGTTTCTCCGCCTGTCTCTCCGCCCGTTTCTCCACCGGTAGAGCCGCCTGTCTCTCCGCCTGTTTCTCCACCGGTAGAGCCGCCTGTCTCTCCGCCCGTAGAGCCGCCTGTCTCTCCGCCCGTAGAGCCGCCTGTCTCTCCGCCCGTAGAGCCGCCGGTAGAGCCGCCTGTAGAGCCGCCGGTAGAGCCACCTGTTTGCAGCGGATGCTCTGGATCGGAATATTTGGGCGGCGGGTGCGGAGGAGACCCGAATTGTTATTACTACGTAAGCCGTGATTCCTGTGGAAATATATGCGACTCGTGGTGTGACGGTCCGTACTGCCGGTTCTGATCTAGTATCGAAAACGACGAATCGAGGAAAAATGTCAGAAAATTTTCAACCAAACAAAAGCACTGACGGCCTCCAGACACAGCCGCCGAATCCTGTATCAAATCCAGAACAATTCGAATTCTTCGCTTTTGTCGTCGAAAACGAGGTTACCGTTGTCATTCCGGTAATGAACAATGCGGAACTTCTTCTCGCAGCGTGGTCATCCGACCCCAAAGTGGTAAAATTGGCGGCCGACCAAAAGAACGTCGTTCAGGGCGGAGATATTCTCCAAGAAGACGGAACATTCACCAAAGCGGGTCAATGAATGAGCGCATGGCAGGAATACAAGAAGAAGCTCGGCACTACCAGACCGTGGGACGTTCTCAATCCAAATATCCCAAAAGTCGATGACAACAAGTATGCCGATCGAATCGCAGAATGTGCCGGATGCGACCGCTTGATAAAGACAACGTTTCAATGCAAAGAATGCGGATGCTTTATGAAGATAAAAGCCCGTTTAAAGGAAGCAGTCTGCCCGCTCGGCAAATGGTGAACGAATGCAATCTGAAACAAAAACATTCGGCCGCATTCTTTTCCCGCTACAAGAGATAATAGACAAACCGCGTTCTGTGGGCAATTTTTTTTCTGAAGAGAGTTTCGCTGAACTCAAATCAGCATGCAAAGAATCTTTACTTACCACAAATTACGATCACCTGATCGGGAGATATGGCTCAGGGCCGGCGGTGCCAGAAAAAGTCCAAAATGAGGCAACACAAAAAATAAGAGAAATTACCGGCAATAATCACTTGGTGAAGGGTTACAACTATCTCGGCAAATACCAAATACACGAGGGCTGTATCCCAAACCTTTGGGATCACCTTGATCAAAACGCATCGCAAGTTTCAATAAACGTGACCATCGAAAAAACTATCGATTGGGCTTTGACGATCAATGATGAAATATTTAGCCTCGAAGAAAATTCGGCAGTTTTGTACGCAGGCCAGTTCCACAGACATGCAAGACCCTTCTATCCATCTGTGAATGAATCGGATTACGTGATCCAGCTGTTTATGCAGTTTGTTACTCCTGATCATTGGATCATTTCGGACCCGAAAGGCGGCATGGCGAAATACTGCCGCGACGGAGATGTTAGGTATTTCAACGAGAGAAGATATTTTCCGTTGCCAGATCCGCCTTCGGCAAAATGCGAAAACACAAAAGGTTTGACTGCGTATGCGAGAGTTCTTGGTTACTACGAAGAAATAGCCGAAGTTGCAAGCCAGCAAAACAATTTGACAGTGGAAACAGTCGACATGTCGTTCGAAGGGCCAGAAGAAATACTTCCCGGCGTTCACTCATATTCAATAAAAAAAGAATCCGCCCAACAACTGTATGGGTTGATACATAACGCGTGTTTTATGGGTTGGGAAATGGCCAAATATGGCGACGAGAACCTGGTTCCCGTAGAAACAAGACCGGATAATTTCTGGCTTTATGGCAAACACGAACAGTGTCACCATGTTGACCCAATTACAAGACTTTCAAAATCTCTATTCTCGGGAATAGATGCGGTTGTGAGCCACTACTCATCGGCATTCAATACGAAACCAGTCCACTCAGAAAAAGTCATAACATTACTGAGAACCCGGGTCGGCCAATCAATGACGTCACATACCGATGCCCAACCGCACCTGCACAGAGTAATCACGGCAACTTGCTATTTCAACGATGACTACGATGGGGGAGAGTTTGTATTCGTAAATTTTGACCACAGAATAAAACCCACTGCCGGCCAGATACTAATATTTCCGTCAAATTACCTTTTTGAACACAGAGTCGAAAAAGTGAAGGCCGGAGTCAGATACTCAATGAATCGGTTTTACTTTTACAACATGAAGCAGAGCTGACAGTTTTTTTCATCTAATTAGTCTCCGTAAATTTCATAACAATATTCAATCATGTCTGATGGATCATCAGAAAGTTGGTAATTATTCAGCTCCGCATAGTTTTCAAAACATTTGTAAATTGGATCTACTTCTACATCGTCGTAAGGTTGGTCATCAAATTCAGCACCAGTTGAACAACTTAACGATGATGAGGCAATAAGCAACAACGCTAATATTTTTTTCATATGACCCTCCTTGCCAATCAGGTACCCGTCACCCCCTGGGGGGCTTGTGCATTCTCCTGCATTTTGCGAATCATTGCCCGCAAAATCGCGTTCTCTTTTGTCAGGCGCGTGATTTGCTCGGCCAGGTCACTGATGACCGCGTCGGCAGAAACATTTGATGGGATGTCACTCATAGGTCATTTCCTCATTCATTTTCGCAAGTTCCGGATCGGGTTGCTGGTCGCCAACCCTACCACCCAAATCCTCTGATGTGTAACGAGCATCTGGGTCGCCGCCAAGGGCAAGCACCATCATTCTAAGGCGTTCAATCTCTTGGGAGTATTCGGCGAGCACCATAAACACTTCCATTTCGCTTTGCGTGAAATTGGGGACTCCGGTCTGCTGGCCGTCGGCGGCCATTTCCTCGGTGATGAGCGGCATATCTTCTGGCATGATCTTCCTTCGCTTGTTGCGCTTCTTGCGCTTGTTGTTGTAATTGGACTTGTTTCCCACCAGCAAACAATACCACCCAATAGTGATAGGGTTCACGCATGTCCGGCAACGAACAAATATTCATCCTAATTCCCTCATTCAATGAAGACCACCTGCGGCTGACCGTTGAGGGAGCTATCGCCACGGCAGAAAAACCCGACAACCTGTCTTTTGGGATTTGCCAGCAATCAACAACCGGCCAATTCGAAGATTTCAGGAACCTGAAAAACGTCAGAGTCACCAATGTGTTCTGCGATTCTCCTCGCGGAGCCGATCTCGCCAGGGTCATGGCGGGAGCACTTCACGACCACGAGCCGTATATGTTGCGCTTGGACGCCCACCACCTCTTTGACAATGGCTGGGACAGGATTCTTCTTGACAAGCACAGAAAACTTGAAGAGTCCGACCCCAAGACAAGACCGCTGATAACCCAGTATCTGCCCAGGTACGGCCTGTATGACGGTGAAATCAATGTCATTGATTCGCCCGACAATGGGTCTGCTCCAACAATGGCGATGTACGACAGGCCGGAAACTTTCATCGCTTGGATGCCAATGTATGGATATGGGGAACCGGTTCGTGGCGAATGGCAGGAACACCACTGCCTATCAAACCATTTCATTTTCTCGAGGTCGGAATTTTTCTGGGAGATAATGCCGGATCCAGCAATCATGTTTGAGGGCGACGAGCCATGTCTTGCTGTCCGATCGTGGACTCGCGGCTACCGAATGTATGCGATACCAGAGATGATCGTTTGGCACAGAGCCAAATTTCCCGACATTCCAGACGGTGACGATGATATTGCAGGGCAAATAGCAATGATGAACGGCAGGCTAGACGAGTTGGACTGGAGACACATTGACGAATACAACAACAGAAGAAGGCGCCTAAGCGGAAAATTACGAACTCAAAGAATCCTCACCGGCCAATATCTCGGTGAATGGGGTGCGCCGAGCATGAATCTGTTGAAGCGCTATTATCAAGCGGCAAATTTTGACATTCAGGAGTTCTACAAAAAACTAGAAACTCATCAGAAAGAATCGTACGGGTACGATTTCTCCGAGACCGTCGGACTCACTCCTCGGGTGTAGATCCCTCTTCTTTGACGACAAACGGATTGATCACTGTAGTGTCGATTTCTTGCCACGGCCCAAGCAGCTCAAGCAACATGGCCAACAAGGTCGGCACACCTTCCACATTGACAGTCTGATGCTCTTCATTTAGAAAGGCGACAATCTGGGGATTCGGCCGCATTGCCCCCCTGAAATAGAAATAAACCATTCCGCAATTGTTCGTCCTCGGATTGTAGAGCTCGACTTCCAAATTCTTGCCTTGTAACGGTTCAAGAATTGTTCCCGACTGAACAAAATCCGTAAAAGCAGACCCGTTTCCGGACGCTATCTCATGTTCAACATTCCTCAGGTTGGAGAGTCCTTCTTCAAGGAGTTCCGAGAGTGATTCCGCATCTGCGTAAGCCATGATTACAACCTATCAGATGAAGTTGTTTACCTGATTTACAAGCCTCGGGTACCCACGCCAAGACGGCGTGCTCGTGTCCATACCAAGTTGGCCGTTGCTCTCCCAGCCGCCCTCCGAAGGATATTCACCGCGGCCGGTGTATTCGTATCCCCATTGGAAAACGTTTCCGTTGTCGTACGTGATGTAGATGGTGGTCGGCCAGCTTGAGTATGACCGGATATTCACGTCGACAATCCCCTGACCCTGGTTGGGCAGAAGCGAAGTGATCTCAAATGGAGTTGCCAGGCTGTCGGCAAAGTTTTCACCAGATCGAGCATTTCCAGAGACGGGGACGAGGTTTAGGCGATTGAAATAACTGGTGCTGTTTCCGACGAAACCCTGTATGAACCATCTGTCTGTGGTTCCGGTGTATATCTGTGACGTGTTGTTCCAGTCGCGGCGGCGAATCAAGCACCCAGCAAACCCGGTTTCGCCTGTGTTGCCGCCCTGACCGCCACCCCAGGGGTAGAAATCATAAATATTTCCCTGCACGCCGGTTGGTAGTCCAGAAACGACTGTCGGAACTGCTCTTGAATTCTGCGACAAATCGCCGATGGCACCGTACTGGTTCGCGCCCCAAGCATAAATAAACCTGTCATTTGTCATTGCGTAAACGGTCGATCGCTGGTGTCCGGCGGCCTTCATCTTCACCCACGTCTTGCCGGTTGGCCGGTTGGCTCGCGTCCATGTGGACAATGTCGCAAACTGGCTCGAATTGTTGTTTCCGTCCTGAAAATCCGATGTGTAACCAGCGGCGTAGATGTGGTTGTCTGGAAGGAGCGCAAAAGTCAGGTTCCTATAGGTTGTGTCATTTGAGCCGTTGTGTTGCATTGACCAGTCAATCGGAATTTTCGAAGCGGCGGCAACCGAAGAAATGTTCGTTTCAAGGCTTGTCAACCGTACCGGGGTGTTTCTCTGGTTGTTGTCGCCGACCCCGAGCGTGTAGCGGTTGTTCCAACCCCAGCCGTACCATTCGCCTAGATCATTTCCGGCATAGGCCGTGCCGTCGCTGAACGACGGGCCGAGCGCAAACCACACCACCTTTGCCCTCAATTCGGATGATGTTCCAGCGGTTCCGCTCAAAACTCTTTGCAAAGTGTCGTTTGATGGTGTTACTGGACCATCACCGCCGACGAGCTTTGGCCACTGACGGTCGTTGGTTGTGCCATCGCCGAGTGTACCGATTCCGTTGTATCCCCACGACCACAATTGACCTTCTTTGGTGAGAACCATCTGGACCATCTGGTTGGAATTGTTGAAATTGTTTCGAAAACTCCAAATTTGCAAGTCCCATGCGCTTCTTCCGTTTTCGTAATCAAAGAACGGGTGCGCCTTCATGTACGTCATGTAGTTGTCCGTCCACCAGTGATAGTTCCAGGATGTTCCATTCTGGAAAAGGCGACCGTGATTCGTTATTGCATAAACCGAGTAGTAGGACGTGCGAAGATACATGAAGTATTCGTCTTCGCGCAATGCGTCTTGGAACTGCGCATACTGAAGGTTGCGGACTCTTCTATTCGCCTCATCCATAGAGTAGGATCCGGTAGTTATTTGGTCCGAATAATGGTTGATCGGAATGTGCCAGTTGGCATTGTATCCGCCGACCTTGATTTGCTTTCTGTCCGGTGTTATGGATGCAAATATTCCAGTCGAGCCGTTGAATCCGGCCGTCGGCCCCTGCGAATAGGGCCAGACTTCTTGGAAGCAGTAATCGTGGTCAAGCCATCTTGGCTTTGTCCACTGGACACCATCCGGCCAATAGAAATCCGTAATCTTTGACATCGGCGATGTCTGGAAACGGCTGGCCGATGCTGGCTCAAATCGAACTTCAGCGCGTGGTTCAACCGTAATCGTTCCCCACATGCTGGAGGGATGGCTGCTGCATAGGTAGTAGTAGGTTCCGGCATACGCCGGGGAAAATTCAACGACGGTCGTTCCATTACCGGCAACAATGTTCGGAGCCGCCGGCGTGTTTGTCGGTGTATTGGTCCACGATGTACCAGGAACCGTGGAAATGTAGAGCGGATGCCCAGAAGTAGTCCGCGTGAAGATGATTCTGTCATTGACGCGAACCTGAAGCGTCGGATTTAAGACGGTACCACTGAGACCCGTACCCGAAATCGCGAAGGCACTCGATCCGCTGTTTGCAACTGAGTACTCAACCGTGTTGCTGAATGCAAGCGCCTGAGTCGGCGTGCCCGATCCACGAAGCGGCGATGTTGCATCCAGGGCACCGAGGACACCCGCACGTTGCCTTGAGGTCTCCGTCGTGACAAGATCCAGGGTGACGCCCTCCATGTCGGTTGCGTCAAATGTCGTTGTTCCGCCAACTTCCCATGCCTTGTTGATGTCGCTCTGTTTGTAATACCCATCGGAAATTGAATTTTGGTTTCCGGCCGTTCTTTCTGCGGTTTGAACACGAACGTTGCCGGTGGTGATTTGTCTGTGCTGCCTGATCTTTCCAGTGGTGGCGGCACCAGAATACGAAGAGGCGACACCTGCGCCAGTCGTCAGATAATTGACGACGACCTTTGAGCCGGACAGTTCTTTTGGTGTAAGACCAGCCGAAAGCTGCAGGTTTCCCGAATTGTTCTCATACAGAACGCCTTGGGACGTCTGGCCGAGCGCCGACGTGTTGCTCAAAATCGTAGTGTCGGCGTCAACCATCATCAGCACCCACGGCGATCCTGTGGGTGTCAAGGAAGAGTCGCTCTGTGGGGCGAAACCCGTTGTTTTGGATGCGGCAGAATAGAGCGACTTGCGATAGGTGACCACGTCGCCGGCCACGTACGTCGTGGTCTGGCTCCACTCACCTTTGTATTGAGGCTTTATCGCTTCTATATTGAGGACCGGCATTTAAAATTCTCCTGGTTACTTGTTGTGTTTTCGCAAAATTACATGTATCGCATTTCCATCGGGTAATGCTGGTATTGGGGAAGCGAAAAGCCAGTCGAGAGTCCGTAGTCTGATTGGTTGTTTTGGTAGCCAGATATGAACGATCTTCCATCCCTGTACACCCATTGCACCGTCATGAAAGAGTTGGTGCTCGAGGTGTTGTGGCGATAGAGGATGTCAACCAGCCCCTGTCCGAAGTTGGGCAAGTAGCTCGTAATTTCCCTTGCGGGCAGGTTACCTCCCCATTGCTGATCAACTCGTCTATCAATTCCTGCCTGACACAGGACTCCACCACCCCAATATCCGGCAGATGCGTAGCGGTCTTGACCAGTCGTCGGATCGAACGCCTTGAAGAACGTTTGTGCTTGGCCGTTACCGTTATTGTCTGTATCTTGATAGAAATTCGCAAAAGACCACACGTAGCGCATGTTGCCTTGGAATCCCGACGGTAGACCAGTCACCTCTATCGGCGTCGATCGATTAGAGCCGTCATTAAAGAAACCGAGTTGCTGGTTCCTGTTGTCACCCCATGCGTAGAGATAGCCGTCCGTGGTGATTCCGAACGCCGAAACCCAACATGCTCCGTTCGAAAAATGAACGGATGCCCATGTCCTGTTGTCTGGGCATATTACTTCGAGGAACACTGGCTGGTTTTGGGCGCCGGTAGAGCCGCCAAGACCGAGGTCACCCGATTGTCCTCTTCCGCACGAATAGAGCCTTCCTGCGTTCGTTAGCACATAGGTCACACAGTTTACTTGTGCCGTGTTGTGTCCCCATGGTTTGAAGATTTGTCGCACCCTGTCACCTGGCACTGCTGTTTCAATGACGGTTTCAAGTTCGGTCAAGCGCGTGGGAACGTTGAGCTGGGTGGTGTTGTTGCGGCCGAACGTGTTGGAAAGCGGATATCCGCATCCCCAAATTTGGCCGTTGTCCAACCAGGCAATCCATGTGTTGTCGTTGCCAGTGTAAATGTTTCTCCACGAGAAGCCGACGACTTTTGCGGTGGTGCCCCATTGGGTGTTTCCGATTTGAACGAATGTACTTCTTGCTGTCGTGTCGTTCTGGCCGAGAATTCCGGCTGTGTTGGCACCGCAACCAAAGAGCCGTCCGTCGAGCGTTCTGACAAAAACGGTCATGGAGGGGTTGGTGGTAACCATCGAATGAGCGGTCGTAAAGTAGACGCTCGTTGCTCTTCTGCCAGTGGCAGGGCCAAAGAACGTCATTCTGCGGAACACTGTGCTTCTGGTGCTGTTTCCCTCGCCCCACTGGCTGCTTGTATTAAATCCAGCCCAATACAGGTTGCCCTTTGTGGTGACAACACAGGAATCATAATAGTTTGCGGTCACATAGGCAAAAAATTCATCCGCATCAAGCGCTGTGTCAAATTGGCAGTACTGGAACGTTACCGAATAGCGAGTTCCGGGATAGGTGGAGGTGCTTATCTGGTCGTCATAGTGGTTGACCCCCAACACGCCGCCAGCGTTGTATCCGGAGACTTTCACATTCTTGCGGTCCGGAGTGATGAAGAAGAATGGCCTTGCTCCGTGGCAGGCACCGTTGTCCGGCTTAATGTCAAACGCAACGTGGGAGAAGTAGCGGCCAAACTGCTCACCCGGATACCACACCGTCGTGCCGTCGGTTACTGCAGAAGTTCCAACATAAGGAGTTGAGTTTGGTCTGCCGGATCTCGGTTTCCAAACCGGAGCAGTGTTCTTTCCAGTGCTTGTCAGCACCAAGCCCGATTCGCCGTACTGAACGCCAGAAATACCATTTGATGTGCGCACGACGACGGAGTTGACCGGTGCGGCAGCCAAAGCAGATGAACCGAGTACATCGAACGAGGCGGCATCGGCATCGAATTGGCCTGCGCTCGCATACGTTTTGTCTGCCTTGCAGACATACACCGTGCTGCCACTGAAGCCGACATCCAGGGCTTTGAATGACGCGATTGACGCGAAATTACCGACCCAGTTGAATCTGACCTTGCCGAGGTTTACTGTTGCCATGTTTTATCTCTCTCCTATGCCAATTGCAGGATTCCTGCCGAGGTTACCGACACCGTCATATTGGACGGGAGCAAAGTTTCCTCAACAAATGTATCACAATCATAGGTTTCGTCAGTGCCCGTAACGGCCGTGAGTTCGCCTGTTGTGTAATTGACCGTGAAACCAAGGAATACCGGACCGACCTCATGCACGCCGCTTGCGGTCTTGAATGACAAGTATTTGCTTGACGTGCTATATGCGGCCGTGCCATTGGTCTTTCCGGTCAGGGCGGTGATTTGGGCGGCCGTATTGGCAGCGGTATTCGTAAGGATTGCGCCAAGGACACCATCGGCAGAAATGTTGGCGTACTTGAGTCCTGTTGCAGTCGTTGAATCCGCCTGCAGGAACGTTCCATTAGCGCCGGCCGCCATGCGGACTGTCTCGTTTGACCCCGACCCGACTATCAGGTCACCCTTGACGTCAATTATTTCTTCGGTGATGACATCAAAACCGTTGACTCTTACGTACGATGATGCCGCAATGCCGTTGGCATCAAGGTCCTTGATGGCCAAGACTGCGAGTTCGGCATCGGTGAAGTCAACCGTTGTGCTCGGTTTCTGTTCAAGGTTCTCAAACAGTTTCCAGTTGCCATCTGTTGCATCTTTTACGAAACCTGAATACTTGGCGCGAGCTGAAACGGTCGCAGTCCCAGTCGATGCCGCAGCGGCTAGGTCATCTGTATCAAGGGCGAATCGGAATGACGTGCCACTCGGCGTGACCGTGATTAGATGCTGGCCGTTGAAACGGCTCTGTGTTGCGCCAGCAATAGTTACAAAGTCTCCGACAATGAATCCGTGCGCAGCAGAGGTTGTCACCGTGACGATGTCATTTTCAACCGCAATCGTGGCGACATTTCCGACGAGGGCCGAACCGAGCGCGTAGGCAGCCTGACCGATGAACCCGAAGTCCAGAGCATTGCCGGAGTTCGGTGAAGCAACGAAGATCAACGGGTCGCTTACCGCGAGGTTTTGTGTGGCCAACGTAGTTCCAGCACCAGCGACGCTGATTACACCCTGAATGCTTACGTTGCCAGTGATTTCCGTGTTGCCGGCAACGTTCAGATTGCCTTGGATGCCGACACCGCCGACGACGGTCAATGCGCCGGTTGCCGGGCTGACTGACTGCGTATCAATTTCAATGTGAACGTTTTGGTCGGGAGTGATGGACATCTGCTCGTTGTCTGACTGCAAACCACCAGCAGCAAAAATAATCTTGTTCTGTTCGCCATTTGCGCCGGTGGCGAAAACCAAGTTGCCGCTTCCGGTCGTTCCAGCCGGAGCTTCCATGAAGATGTAGCCGTCATTGGCGCCGGTAATCGTGAACTGCGGGTCGGCAAACGTGGCCGAAGTGATTCCCATGTCGATGTAACCGGCATTGTCGGAACCGTTGTTTGCGTACGCAATGAAGTCAGTGGAAGAATCTGGTGCATTTCCGACGTTGCGGAAAGCAATTTGGGCATAATCGTCGGCTTGGGTCTGGAATGCCGCAATCGGGTTTGTGAGCGTCGTTGCGAAAGCGGAGGCACCGTTACCAACTGCGATGAATTCAAGGCCGGTAAGATTGATGTCTCCGTTAACGTTCAAGTCACCCTGTACCCAGATGTCACCCGTGATGCCAACGCCACCAACGACGGTGAATGCGCCCGTAGTTGGGCTCGTTGCTGGTGTTTCAATTTCAACGTGAACGTTTGTGTCGGGGGTAATCGACATCTGCTCCGTGCCGGTGGCAAAACCGCCAGCCGCAAAAACAATCTTGTTTTCGCTTCCCTTGTCGCCAGTGGCGAACACAAGGTTTCCCGACCCATCGTTTTCTGCGGCATCGGCTTCTGCCTCGTAAAAGATGTAGGCAGTGTTCCCGCCCGTCAGGGTGAATGCCGGGTCACCGAAATCTTTTCCTGTGACACCGAGGGACAGCCAGCCGGCATCGTCATTTCCATTAGCCGAATAGACGATTATGTCGGACGAGGACGTCGGGTCTTTGTGCCTGAATGCAACCTGAGCGTAGGATTCTTTGTCGTATTCGCCGTCGTCATACTGAATCGCCATCGCCCAATTGGTCAGCTCGGCGTTTTCAACTCCGTCACCGTCAACCAAATCGTCGACGTTTTGACCAAACTTGTGGCCGACTCCGTTCAGGTTGACGACGTTCGTCCACAATGGATCGGTTCCGTCAGTAGTGAGGACTTTGTTCTGGTTCGTGTTTTGTGCTGGGAGATAGTCCGCACCAAGAGCAAACACGTCCCAGTACGCCGAGTCGCCGGCAAATGTTGCCCCAGATGTATGGCTCGCCGTGGCGATGTATGTGGTCAGTCCGTCTTTGACAAGGTCGTTGACCTTGTAGGCCGTCCCATTCGCAGCCCACGTACTTCTCCAGGTAAAACCGCCGCCGAACACGGCGAGCTTGTTGGCAGAAAGATCGGTGTCAAAATCGTTGACCGACGTGTGACGCACCACGACGCGGTATGTTGCGCCGCCGTACTGAACGACCTGATTCTTTTCGTACGGTTGTGCCGACGTCCAGTTGCCGACGAAAGAAAATCCATTGCGGAGAATTGACCACGGGCCGCCATCAACCGGATCATCACCGGCATCGGTGTTCTCAGTTGCCTGATACTCGACACCACCAATCGTCACTACGTCGTTGATGTAATACGTTTCGGTGTCGTGCCACGAGTCGAAATGACGAGATCCGTCGGACAGCACTTCCCATTCTTCCGAAGATCCAGCACTGCCCGGCTTCGTGCCGGTGTTGTCAATTTTTGAAATGTAAACGCGACCACCGAGACGAACGACGTCGGCCTGCTGATAGGCAGTCGCGCTGTTCCACTCGCCCTCAAACTTCAGACCATCAAGATATTTTTGCCACTTTGTCGCGTCATCATCTGGCTGGATGTTTGAAGAATTGGCAAGAGCGAGGTACAGCAATCCGCCGTAATTGACCACGTCGCCGATGAGGTATGACGTGCTGGTAGCCCATGGCCCACGGAAGTTCGTGCCCTCGAGCATGAGGGACCAATGGCTCGCCGTGACCGGGATGATGTTTTGGGTCGTGACGGCATTGATATAGACGTAAAGGTTGCCGCCATAACGAACGACATCGTTGGTTTGGTAGTTCGTCGCGTCGGCATAATCGCCCTGGAACGAAAGACGAAGCCTCCCAAGATCAATAAGCTGCGGCATTAGGAAACCTCCATCACAAGATTAGACGATGTAGCCGTTCTCCACGAGAAACCAAGATACTTTTTTGAGGAAAGCCATGCGATGAAATCATCCAGATCGGTGAAACCCGTTTCGGGAAGCCTGATTTCTTCGTCTTCCTCAATTGCCTCGACTGTCAAGACGTCATTGATGAAGTCGTAGTGGAAACCATAAAAAACGCGGTCGACCAACTCCTCGATGCTGTCGGGGTTGACGATGATCGGTTGTTCAGACATTAGAGAATCACCTTCTCAGACAGAATTCCTGTGGCCGCAAATGAGACATTCCCATTATTGGATAGGACGTACAGGGCGTGGTCTCCGTTGAGCGCCCACTTCTTGGTTTCCCATGTTTCTTTGCCCGAAATGACCGTTTCGTATGCGGCGTAAAGTGTCTGCGCCTCTGTGTCATCCAATGACTTAGAGTAAACGGTGACGCGGGCCTCGCCGAGACCCTTGTTTGTGCACATGACTGAAACGAAATAGTCGTAGTCAAGATCCGGCTGAAGAAGAACCAGTGGCGTGTCGGCGGCCGGTGTGCCGTTTCCAAGATATTGAAGAACGGCCATTTCAGTTACCCATCCACCATGTCAACGCCACAGATGTTGAAACGTCAACGCCCTCTAGGGTTAGCGCCCTGGCAATGAACTTGCCGTCTCGAAATTGAAGCACGTAGTTCTGCTGAGCTCCTTCTGTTGAAATTTCAACATCCTCTACGGATATCGTTCCGGATATGACAGCATCACCAAGTACTTCTATATCGGTAAGAATTTTTTGCTTTGGTGTCGGCATTTAGATTACCCAGTTACCACTACTCTGTATTCTTTGCCAGTAACAAGAGCATTGTACGAAACTGTCACTTCGTTTGTGTTCAGACGAGCAACATCGGCCCAAACCGTTTCATATGTTTCATTATCAAACAGCTGAACCGTTACATCGCGTGTCCCATAGTTGTGGGTGATCGTGTGTTCATTTAGGTTTGCTGTCGTGTAACTCGTCACCGTCTGAGCAGAAACTCTTGCGACGACTGGAGCAGTAACAGATAGTGTTCCAGCCGTAAAACCAAGATTCGCTCTGGCCCCAGCAGCCGTGCTTGAGCCCGTACCACCATGCTCAATCGCAACATCTGTTCCAGCCCAAACACCAGTAGAAATTGTTCCCAGTGTCGTGATTGATGTTTGGCCAACATAAGTTTGCGCAATGTCAACAGAACCAGTTGTGACGCTTATTCTGTCGGCCGTTCCGACGACATCGATGGTGTTGCCCACCTTTGTGAGACCGTTTCCGGCAATGCTCTGACCGGCCGAAGAGAACTGTGTGAACTCAAGCGAAGTTGTGCCGAGAACGATGGGGCGATTTGTCGTCAAAACCCAGCCAGAGTCGCTCCAATCATCACCCTGTTCGACGAACACAAACATGCCTGGGCCGACCTCGGCGTCGCTGTCAGCGTCGGTTGATCTAACCCACCCGCCCGTTTGTTTGGCAAGGTAAATGCCGTTTTGCGACGCATCATTTTGGCCGCGGACAAGAATTCTGTCGTCTTGAACAGTCTGCACACCGTCAATTACTGGTAGGCCAGCAAGCGGTGAAAGATTGTTATAAAGTAAAAGCCGGACTGATTCTTTGACGTCAAGACCAGATCTTGCAGCGTCGACATAGTTCTTTGTCGCAGCGTCTTGTGGGTCCTGTGGTTCGGCGAGACCAACAATTCTTTGCCCGTTAAAACTGACATTCAACGTGGGCGACGACATCTGATCAAGGCGATTTTGACGAACACGAAGGTCCGTGTAGTACAGGTTGGTTGCGCCCTCGGCAAGATCATCCGTGTCGTGGTTTGAGAGCGATGAAACAGTTCCCGTTACATTGCCAGTCACGTTGCCAGTTACGTTTCCCGTAAGGTTGGCGGTGATTGTTCCGGCAGAAAAGTCGCCAGTTGCGTTTCTTTCTACAATTTTGCCGGCGACGTTTGCGGCTGTTGCGTCATCGAGGATGGCCTTGTCCGTGTTGGACATGAGACCAGATACAGAAATTGTCGCATCGGCAATCGAAAGCGAAAAGTTTCCTGAAGATTCGGTTGCGGTAAGCGCTGTTGTACCAGAGGAAATTCCGCGAATAAGTTTGCGCCAGGATCCAGATGTGCTACCAGTGGGAACGTGGTAGTACTTGAGTGTTCCCTCCGAAGAGTTGTAATAAACGCGGCCACTAAAGTTGCCAGTGGTCGGGTCTGCATCAAGAACCTGGAACCGACCATTGAGGATTTGATTTTGGTTGAGGTCTAGGTTAGTTACAAATTTGGTAGCCATGCAACTTCCTTATGTTAGATAGGCGTAACCGGCAAACGCCGATGTAAATTCTACACGAATTTCAAGGTCGGAAACGTAAGTTATTTCGCCAATGACTACCGTGCCGGCAGTATCAACGACAACAATCGACGGCTTTCCGCCCAATCCGTGGTGAATAATCCATTCTGCAGACGGAGTCGACTGAACGTGCTGATAGCGGGTGACATAGGCTCCCGCTGTAAAAAACGGTGGCGGCCAACCGGTATCTGTCTTTGGTCCGAAATACCTTGAGGTTTGAAGGTCAATATAGAAGTCGCCGGGCTTGCCGATGTCGTTGTTTGGATTTCCGATGCCAGAAAACCAACCACGACCCCGCGGGCCATAAGGGCTATGGAGCTGAACGATAACCCTGTTTTGTACTTCTCTAACTTCACTTGCCGTCATCTGGTCACCTCGTAAGCGAATTTGAACTCTCCCCGGAGCAGCCTGTGAACGTTGCCGTCTTCGCTGACCAGTTCAATATCGTAAACACCACCACTTGTGAGAGCTGCAGTCTGCGAATGCGACATAAAAATTTGAAGGTTGTTGTATTCAAAACCGGGAAAAGGTTCTACCGAATCTGGATTTATGTTCAACCCACCATTTTCGGTCGTGAGATTCACTATAACGTTCGGGCTTTCAATTGTTCTGCGAACCTGCATTCTTGCCGTATACCCCCTAAGGTCAAACGGTTCATACGTTTGGCCAGTCGGGTCAGTCGCAAGATCGGGTTGCTCAACCTGGACAAGCAGGTTCAGCTCCGAGCCCTGTTCGCAAATAATATTGTAAACCCCAGCAATCATTGACAGGCACCTTCACCTACTACTTCAATCCATTGTAGATTAGAGCGCCTGCCAACGAGGCAAAGAATCTCAGAGAATCGACGCTGAATCCTTGTTGGGACCGACCCTCTTCAAGCCGAGTGCTGCCGCAACCGACAACACGGCCGCAGTTACGCCGATCTTCAGGTTGTTGCTGTCCAACAGGGCGTCGAAAGAGCTACCTGCGGCAACCCAGGCACCCAGGTAGGCAGTCAGAAAAGCTGTCACTGTTCGTTCTGCTGTGTCTTTGATGAATTTCATGTTCATGTTTTTCTCCTATATTGAAGGGAAATTGCATTCTCCGGAAGTAATCATTTCTTCTGCTGACCGAATCATTCCCAAAGCAAGCCACGGTGTCAAAGTGGAAGACACCGTTACGTTCAGGTCGGTTCCGTCATCGTTGACAATTTCGGCCACGAGTATGAAGTTTGTAATTATTGTGGATGGGAGTATTTCCCGCACAAGTTGTTCAAACAACTTATCTAGTGAACCTTCATCATTGTCGGCCATGAAAGCCTCCGGTAATCAAATTATACCCCAAAGCTAAACCGCTGCGGTCATCTGATGGTTCACCAAGACTCCAAGTGGTTTTGCGTAAGAAATAGCTTCCATGACAATCGTCGACGATGAACCGATAAGGCTTACGTCTCCACCAAGCGTTTCGTTCCACGGAGTAAAAATGTTTATAACCCATGGAGTCGTCTCGTAATTGTAAGAAATTGTAATTGTTTTGTTCCCGGTCAGCATCTGTTTTGCTGACTCGCGAACGGCCGGCAGGGTTCCAGCAAAACCGCCGTAATAACTGGTCCGTGCTTGCCACCTAAGCAGCGCAATTTGAGTTTCCCGCGAAATTGCCGGGGGAAGCAGTTCTTCTGATGCGGTCAAAATAATTCTGTCTGTCCCGTCGAGTTCGCTCTCGTCAAGAATGAATGGCGTCGGCTCATAGTCTGGTGAAAGCCGATATCGCGCTATTGGATAAGTAAACGTAAAAACAAGCAACCACAACAAAGTCTGATAGTCGGCCACGGTCGGATCTACAAGAGTGCTCTTGGTGTCATCGACGTTCTCGTTGTAGCCATCAGAAATATCAGCGTATAAAAATTTTGAGAGATATTCATTTGCTTTGTCTATATAGTCCGAAGCAATGTCCATAAAACGAAGCATTTTTACGTTCGGATTGGATTCTACGCTCAGCTCTTTTTTTAAAATCCAATCTGGCAGTTTTGTCCCAAGACTCACCATTACAGAATTTTTATCCAACAATTCGTAGTAGCGCATCATTGTTGGCGAGGTGAAATAAAAAGTTTCGTTAGTTCCGGCCGGATCAAAATTGATAAGAAAGTTATACGAGGGGGCAACTGTTCCATTTCCGGATATCAAAAATGGTTTAAGTCTCACTACCGTCCAATTGAATGTTTCTGTTGCTGAACCCAAATTAATTGACGTCGCAGAAGTAGTCGTTGACGATTCAATCGTTATGGTTTCGCTGTAGATGTTGTTATAGACGGTTTCGGAAACAGTAACTTCGATCGAACCACCAAGTTGCATGCGAACAGCAAAAACAAAAGTCATTTGCTCGTTTAGATCGTCCATGTCTCCGTCGACGCCGGCAATATACACAGAAGTTGGAAGATCTGGATTTATGCGCAACATCGCAGCTTGTCGATATTTTCCCGGCCTGAAGGTGGACAAACCCTGCGCATTGAAAATCGCGTTAGAAACTTGCCAGCTTTGAGTTTGGCCGAACGCACTAAGTTGTGCGTCAACGTCGGAAAATCGGTTGACAGAACGCATGAGTCACGCAACGGACACTTGAACGGTTGCCCTGGGGAGAAGTCCTGCGTAACTCGGCGCGTAACCGATTAGTTGAGACCCGTTAGTCGATTCCGCATAGAGCAAATTATTTCCTGGGGCCGTTGCTGGGTATGTCAGCTCAGTTGCAGAAACAGCGAAAACATAAGAAACACCCGCGATTCGTGAAGCTTCAACAACGATATCGAAAATTCTCACTACCGAATCCCAATTCTTCCATTCGTCAGGAGAAATACCAGTTTCGATCGCTGCTTTTACTTCGTCAACCACGTCGTCGGCAATGTAACTCGGATCTACGGCAATGGAAATACTGAACTTGAGATCGTACGTCCAGATGTCCAAAATTTCAAAAGACAAACCAGCCACAATTCGTTCTTCAATTGATTCTCTAATTTTTGTTTTCAGCGATTGAGAAATCGGAGTTCCGTTTTGGCCACAAACAAAAATGGCGAAAAATCCAGGGTCAGGATTCGACTCAATTGTCAAAAGATCGAGTTCAGTAAGATTTACTACGTTTACAGGGCCCGAAGATCCAGTTCCTCCAACCGGATTGGAAATCTCAAGATTATTGCCGGAAAACGTTCCGATGAACGTTCCTGACTTGAAAAATGAATATTGAGTATTTCCATAAAATTCTGGAGACAACACTCGATACACGGGATCACCGGCCGACGCTGTCGCAAAAGCAGAGTTGGTTTCGACTGTTGCTGTTGCGCCATTTTTGGTCAAATTGGTGGCGTTTTGGGCGGCATTGAAAACGACAGCTTTTGCCAAGTCATAAACCTTGCATCTTTTTACGTCGGCGAACGTCGTAAGGATAAAATTTTCAACTTGTCTGCCAGTGGTGAGAACTCGAGAAAGGGATTGCAGATACGAGGTGCCACGCGCAAAATATTCTTCCGATGTCTCTGCTGTGTTTCCCTGCGTCAAAGCTTCAACAGATTCACACAAAAGAATTATCGAGCTTGGTTCCGAAATCGCTAGCACCGCTCCAGCCGGAATATTTGGAATAACGCCGGATTTGACCGATGTAACGATCCCAACAACCGTGTATGAGTTTGATGCGGCTATCAATGTTTCAGCCAGCTCAAATGCACACTGCTCGACATCTTGCCCATTGTTGTAATTGTAAATTACGGCCGTTCCCGCAGGAACCGATCCACCAAGTTCCGAAAGGGTGAATTCAACGTTGAGTGTCGCAAACGTCGCCTCAAGACGCTCCAATCCATGAAGCTTGAGAACACCCTCCATCAGTCCGTCCGGAAGTCGGTTGATAGCGCCGATCGTTGCTGATCCGATATACGCAAATGACTGCATGAGCGCATCTTCGAGGGTGCCGGCCCGCGGGTTTAGCTCCGGAAGAGCATTTCTTCCGTATTCGACCGCCTCCTCGTATATTTCCGAAGGGCTTTTGTCATCGATCGTAAGGTCGATGTATTGGCTGAAATCAATAGAACCCATAAAACTACCGACCTACTTTTATCGCAACTTCAACGCGGCCGTCTGCGCCGATGGGGACGAGCTTGATTTCTTCAACTATTATTTCGGGCCAAAATTGAGAAATGACTGCCGTTGTTTCAAAAATATTACCAGGTTCATATGTCGGATCAGAAATACCAAATGTCGGCTCAAGCGGCAATTCGCCGCGATGTGTTTGCACAGCAAACGCGACCACTTGTGCTTTTGATTCAATAGAACCGTCCTCAACTACGACAACAGAACCATTGACAATATCAAAAGGAATCCGTAAATTTGCCATAGGTCTATTCTGCCATTTCCAGTTGTGTAGCCAAGAATGATCAGGATTGGGGCGGATGGGCGATATGCGTGTTGTATGTGTTTCGAAGGTTGGTTACCTGAGTTTGTAACCCGTTTATCTGTGTTTGGAGAAGATGAATCAGATCATCCACATATTTTTTTGTGGCCGCATCTGTATCTATCGTGGGGGTCCCAGTGTTTTGCAGAACATTTGTTGAAACAATCTTGCCCAAAACAACTATTTCTTCATTTCTATCCTCCATAAAAGCACAAAGGACGTAGGAACCTACCGGCGGATACAGGCCAACGACTTTGCACGGTCCAAAGTTTGCGTTACTCCCGCGTGTGAGATTGGGTATTCTCACATACACACCGCCAGTCGTTTTCGTGCAAATTCCAAGAAATATTCCACTTGGTCGACCGGGCGCCGAAGAACCCTTTTGGGGATTGGTTGTCGTTCCACGACTATTTTTTATGTTTGTCATGTTTATTCGTCGTTCGGAGCTGTCTTGGGAGTTTTATATCTAGCAAAGCTCATTGTTCCGGGCCGTACGCCGACCGTGGGATGATTTTTTTGAGACTCTGGCTTGGTGGGTGTTTTGAAAGAAACTTCAACGGGGTCATTGGTTGCTTCACTGAAAGTGACACTGTTTACCAAGTAATTACCTCGGAAAAAAGTTGGAAGTGGTCCGACATAGACCGTATGCCCGGGTCTGATCAGACAACCATTTGGCTTTATAACAGAACAAGAACCATCTGCTTCGAGCGGATCATTTTCGGAGGACCTAAAAGACGGCCATGACACCAACCCGAAAAGTTTCATAACGTCTTCGAGATCTGTTCCTTGTTTTCCATACTTTTCTAATACGTTTTTAGGAAGATATGCAAGCGGGATGTAAAGACTTGTATCGCTTTGGTCCCTACCAAAAGCTGTACTCAATCCTTGTTCGTAGCCGATAATCGGGGTGTCGTAATATTCATAAAGACCGAATTTGCCGATCAAAAATCTTTCCGAGCCATAAATCAGCGCCCCATCCATTTCAAAACAAGCAGACTCGTTATCGCCGGCCGTTCTTGTCAACACATCCCAGACCGAATCATCATTTTTTGACGTATTCGCAGTGACCACGCTCTGTGATTTTTGTGCTTTTGACGGATTTGCGTCTCCGAAAAATGTCAAACCGTATTTTCGCGCTAATTTTTGAGCCAAATCGTATCCGCTCGATGCGCCCATATTTCCAGCAGTTTTATCTCTTTTCATCCTCTGGACAGATCTGGATCTCAATTTCACGTTCAGCACCGGAACGGATTCTTCCACATCCACATCGACGACGGCCACCTCATATTCTCTTCCTCGATACTTGATCACTCTTCTAAGAACAAAATAGTTGTTTTCCATCATGTAATAGTTCTGGTCGACCAGTTTCATGGAAACTTCCGTAGTTGCCGTTATGTCATAGCTCACATTGATTGCCGTCAAGTTTCTTGCAATAGAAAGAGCGATTTCTGAATCCGGTGGAACATCGGGAATAGAAATTAGATCGCCAAGTCTATTGGGTTGCAAAGTTGCTTCTTTGACGGGTGGAGAATTTACATTTTGTGGCGTTCTGTAAATATCAAACGGGGAAGTCAAATAATTACGCGTCGATAAACCGAGTTGATCGGTCATACCACGCTGGGCGGCCAGTACAACACGCTGAACATATCCGCTTGCTTCCGAAAGTTTCTTGAGATATTTGTTGGCAACTTTCGGTGAAGAAAAAATTCCGACATGAGATCCGGTCTGCTTGAAAACTAATCTCGATTGTTCGTCAGTAAGTTCAATGCCATCCGAACTAAGCGTCGGTATACCTATGGTTGCCCGTTTTATTACAGCCCCAATAAACATTTTTTGTGTTATCAAGATCGACTTCAGCGTATCTAAAGAGTTCGGTTTGTTTGGATTGACAACCCGGGTAAGAAGATTTATATTTCCGTACAGGAAAACATCATCTTCTCTCAAGCCAGCATCAGCAGCGGTCGGATAGTAGGGGAGAGGAGAATTCGCCGCCACAAAATCAATCCGGAGGGTAGTCGGGGTTTGTCGGTGTTGGCGTCGGAGGGGTCTTTCCCTGTGCGACCGCAACTGACCAAACAGAGAGTTTATCAAAAGCCTGTTGGCTCACAGAAGACGCTTTTTTGCTTACCTTTTTCGGAACGCCATACGAAATGGGCCGCAAAAAAACAAATTTGGGTCTATAGGGTGTATATTCAACAAATCCCATAGATGCAGTAAATCTTGTGGTTGGCCCATTGCGCAAAGTTCTGTCTTGACTGAACGACAACTCTGAAATATACCAATTCGAAGACGTGATCGACACCGGCATTTTTTGAAATCTAACCGGTATTCCGTCATCGGCGATTTCTTTCAACCGCTCCATGTTTTCGTCAACGTTGTTGACCATGGAGTCGTCAAATATCGCGAGCGGAACTTCAAAAGTAAAACGTCGCAGTTTGCCTGATTTTATTTCGAGCAACGGTTTGTCGTATGGTCGTTCTATTTCCGAAAACTCTGGCCCGTAACCCTCGTGTTGAATCGGAAGCGGACGATAGGGAAACTGAAACTCTTTTCCGTTGTCAATAATTTGTATTATCTTTGGAGGGTCTCCGGCAGTTGGAATTTTTGTTTGATTAGGCAGAAGCCAATTGGTGATCGCCACCTTGATGCCAACGTTTACTATTGCCCGTCCGGTTTGACTAGTTGCCACACCTACATCCTTTCGTTAATGTCGCGCATGGCTTTTTGTTGCATCCTCATCATTTTTGCCACGAGCGCGTCGATGTCCATTCCATGTGAGGGGTAAACGTTGATCGTGACACTTGGGGCATGTGCCGTGCTGTAACCATTTTTATCTTTGGTTGTCGAGGTGTCGCCGACTCGCGGAACAACATGCAGGTGACGATTTGCGTTCACGCCGTGGAATTCCGCAAAACCTCCGCCGTTTCTTACCATTTTCGCGTACTGGCCAAGATTTTGCCCAGTCAGGTCATATGCTGCCCCAGCCGCATGATCCGAACTCGGCGACCCGAGGTAGGTCGACCTTAGGGAGCTGGTTATTGTTCTCTTCCCGGTAAGCCTGCCATTTATTGATGCATGAGCGCCAAGTGTCGATTTTAATCGTTTCGATGCTACTGTATCTCCAAACACGCCCCTACGGGGGGTTCTCGTGTCAGGGTTGCCTTCTGCCGATGGGTGCACTGGAACGATTTTGTCACCTTTAATTTGCAAACCCCTGGCCCACCAGTCCGGCGTATCATTATCCCACCATGAAGGCTTAGTGTTGAATCCGGTTGCGGCCGCACCGATTATTTCCTCCATCAATTTTCGATCTTCTGTCGACAAAGTCAATTGTTTATCTGTTCCCTCTTGTATACGGAAATTGAGGGAGCCTTGCGGAAGACCCAAAACGTCTTCGAGTTTCGACTGTGCCGCTACCGCAGTCATGCCGGCAAAATTTCCATATTTAAGATAAGCCTGCAGTTTGTCGATTCTGTTTTG